TTTTACCACTCATGACATGACTGCCAGACTTCAAACTGTTACAGGATCTTCAAATCCTTATCTTTGGAAGGTGTTAGAAAAAACTCGACAATATGGGTATCCCATTCTAATAAATACCAGTTTAAACGCGAAAGGAAAACCCATTGTCAACACAGTGGAAGATTTTAAAAGAGAAGTTCAATTACACAACTGAAGTAGATACTGATACGTTATCTACAGGTAGAACTTATCACACACCTGATGGATCATATCCATCAATAACTACTATTTTAGGAAAAACCTCAGACAATACATGGTTACAACGATGGATTGATAAGGTTGGAGAGGAGGAAGCTCGCCGTGTTTCTAAAGAAGCTACAGACCGTGGGACGATGGTTCATGAATTTGCTGAAAGACACTTCAACGGAGAAGAAATCTGGGAAGAACTCGCGTTACAGAAGCTGGATGTTAGACAGATGAGTCGTGATTTGATTCGTGCGACTGAACGAGGTATAGAAGAGATTTGGGGACAAGAACAAGTACTTTGGTCCAACAAATATCAATATGCTGGGCGTTGTGATATGGTAGGTATCTGGAAAGGTAAACCTACTATTATTGACTTTAAAACTTCAAAAAAGAAAAAATCATCCAAACAAATTACTGACTATTATATTCAAGGTTGTGCTTACGCTGTAGCACACAATGAGATGTATGGAACAGGCATTAGAGATATTGCTATTATTATGACTATTGATGGAGCAGATCCTATAGTGTTTGAACAAGATGCTGTTCCGTTTTTACCGCTATTAAAAAATAGGAGACAACACTATGATCAGTTGGTTAATCAACAAGTATAAAGATTGGCAATTTGAGCGAGAGTTTCAAAAAAAGAAAAAAGAGCTTATGGAGCTTGATCCATTTATTTATGAGATTCCTGAAGAAAGTACACACGAAGATCCTACTCGATACAATACTTGGGAACACAAAGGCAAAGATATAGATTTTTAAATGTTTCTCGGTTATAGAAAACCTATTGATAAAGATAAATACTTTATAAATTTAGGTTGTAGTCATGCTGCTGCATGGCACATGCCCATAGAAGAAAGCTATCCATATCTATTAGCAAAAAAATTTAATTTGGGATATTTAGATTTTGCTTGGAATAGAACTAGTTTAGAATATTCAGAATATTGTTTAAATTACACTGACTATAATAAAGCTGAATTTGTTTTATGGCAATTAACATACCCTTGGAGGATACACGATTTTACAGCAGATAATAAAACTGATGCAAGATTAGACAATATTAAAGATATCACTTTAAAAGACTCTTTTTCTATGTTCTCCAATATATTGTATAAATATAGAAAAAATAAAATTTTCTTTTTATTTGTACATCAGGAGTATGCAAGAGCATATATGAAACAACTTTTATCTATTAACTCAAAGTTATATCCTACAAATTTCAAGCTTATTGATAAGGGTTTTGATGAAACACATGGCGGAAAAGAAACACAAAAAATGATAGCTGATGAACTGTATGGGTTTATAAATCAATATGACACGACGTATTAAAAAACCACTGAAGGATTTTTTTGATAATCACTCTTTGACAGATGCTGAAAAATCTTTTATATTAGGTTGTATTCAGGCACAGAATAAATACCCACAATTAACCCAAAGACAATGGGACATAGTTTGTGAGATAAAAGAGAGACACAGTAATGGCAAAATATCCAGGAGTGAAGAGATTACCAAGCGGTAAAATCGACTATAGAGGAAAAAAGTTTGATGGATTCAACAAACCAAGAAGGTCAGACCGACCAGAGAAAAAAGGCATGGTGTTGGCAAAAGAAGGCGAAAAAGTTCGACTTATACACTTTGGAGATGCGTCAATGGGGCACAACTATTCTCCAGAAGCGAGAAGAAGTTTTAAAGCCCGTCATGCAAAAAACATCGCCAAAGGAAAAATGTCAGCAGCTTATTGGGCTGACAAAGTGTATTGGGCAGGACCTGGTGGCTCTAAAAAATCGCCTCCAAAAGGTCAGAAACTTACCAGAGGAATAAAACGCAGAACATGAGTAACAGAACTTTTAGAATTTTAGGACTTTTATTTATAGCAGCTTTTTATTTTGCTGCTTTACCCTATGTATATGCAGAAACTACCACTGCTACTGTACAAGACCACTATAAAACTGTTACAAAATCAGTTCCATATACTGAAACTACTTGTGAGTTAATAGACGTCCCCATCTATGGACAATCTAATCAAGGAGCTTCGACTACTGACTTATTGTTTGGTGCTTTAATTGGTGGAGCTATTGGTAACAATATTCCAGGTGAGAAAAACGGTGGAGCTGCTGGAGCTGTTGTAGGCACTATTATTGCTAATGAGGCAGGCAAGAATAAACAAGTTGTAACAGGATACCGTAGAGAAGAACAGTGTAAAGATATTACACGTTATCAAAATGTAACTGATCAGGTTTATTCACACTCTACTATTACTTTTACTTCTGGTGGACGTACCAGAACAATTAGGTTCTATGAATGAGACGCGGCGGTTTATCTATCACAAGATACATCGAATCCAGAATCACTCTACTCAAAAATGATTTACAATTAGCTTCTGATACATACGATAAAATGTGGTATAAGCGTTTGATTCAAGAATTAGACTGGGCTCTTGAGATGGAGTCTAAACCTACTCAAAACTGTACATTAAGTAAGCGAGATATAGAATGAATACATTAGAAAAAACTTGTAAAACTTGTGGGCATGATTGTCATTGTTTAGGTGGCGAATGTCCTCACTGTGTAAATGACGTATGTGAAACTTGTAATTGTGGAACAACCCAGTCCGAAAAGGACATCCCAACTTCTTTTATTAATCCAAATACATAATTTATGTCTGACAAAACTATTAAATTCCACTTAATCAAGAGTCTTCCAGAAGATCTTGTTTTAGCCCCTGTATCTTCAAAAAAACTTATTCCAGAATGGTTTAAGCATATTCCACCTAAAGTTGATAATAATGGCGAAGAAATTCCGAGTGTAAAAAAGTGTATCCCATTTCTAGATGCAATGTCTATGGGATATACTCTTTTAATGCACGTAGACGTAGTAATTCAACAACTTGAAAATGGCGAAATTAGAATACCCTTTCTTGATGCTGAACATGAGCAGATTTTAAAAGCTCATAAACCAATTGAAACACATCCGTCTATTCAGGCTATGGGTTCTGTTTTTGAGTCTATGCCTATTCTTAAATATATGAATCCTTGGACAATCGAAACTCCAAAAGACTATTCACTGCTATTTCTTCCACCTATTAATCGACTAGAAAATCCCATTATTCCACTTGTAGGTTTTGTGGATACTGATACATACATCAATGTTGTAAATATTCCTTTTATACATACAGGACTTGAACCAGGAAAACAGGTAGTTATTCCTGCAGGCACTCCGATATGTCAGATTATACCAATTAAGCGTGATAATTGGGCAAGTAAAGTAACACTTTATGATAATAGACAGTTAAAAGCTGTTGAAAAACAAAGAAAACAAATGTGGGCAGATGTTAGAGACGACTACTATGCAAAACATCTGCATAAAAAGAAAGGATACAATTAATGGATTTAGTAAAATTAAGAGAACAACTAGAGATTGATGAAGGTGTTAAATATGATATCTATCTTGATCATCTTGGTTATCCAACTTTTGGTATCGGTCATCTTATCACAGAAGATGACCCAGAACACGGCCAATCTGTTGGAACAGAAGTTTCTAAAGAACGAGTTGAAGAAGCTTTTGAAAAAGACTGTGAATGGGTTGTTAGAGATTGTCATAAGCTATATGACAGTTTTGATGACTTGCCAGAAGAAGTACAACAAATTGTTGCTAATATGATGTTTAATCTTGGGTACCCTCGCTTATCAGCATTCAAAGGAATGAAGGCAGGTGTTGATTCACAAGATTGGAACGAAGCTGCAGATCAAATGGTTGACTCTCGCTGGTATCGTCAAGTAGGTGCTCGCGCCGAACGACTAGTTGAACGTATGAGAGCTTTAGCTTAGGAGGAATTAATGCTAAAAAAACTACTTATCGCAAGTGCATTTGCACTTGCTTCTTTTTCCGCTTTTGCAGCTGACCCTGTAAAAGTCGGCTTTATCTATGTTGGTCCTATCGGAGATCATGGTTGGACCTATCGTCACGATATTGGTCGTCAGCAAGTTGAAGAACATTTTGGTGACGCAGTTGAAACGATTTATCTTGAGTCTGTTTCAGAAGGACCAGACACTGAACGTGCTATTCGCATGATGATTCAAGAAGGTGCCGATATTATCTTTACTACTTCATTTGGATTTATGGACCCAACTCTACGAGTAGCAAAAGAAAATCCAGATGTTTATTTTGAACATGCTACTGGTTTTAAACGTCACGATAATATGTCAACCTACGGTTTAAGACTGTATCAAGCACGTCACGTGCAGGGTGTTATTGCTGGACTGATGACAAAAACAAACAAAATTTGTTATGTTGCAGCTTTTCCAATCCCAGAAGTAATTCGTGAAATTAATACCTACTATCTTGGAGCAAAATCAGTTAATCCTAATGTAGACATTGATATCGTTTGGGTAAATACTTGGTACGATCCAGGTAAAGAATCACAAGCTGCAGAAGTAATGATTGCAGATGGTTGTGACATGGTTGCCCAACACACTGATTCTCCTGCACCTCTGCAAGCTGCTCAAAAAGCTGGTGTGCTCGGTTTCGGACAAGCATCAGATCAAATTAAATTTGCACCAAAAGCACAGTTAACTGCTACTATTGATAACTGGGGTCCTTACTACATTAAAAAGGTACAACAAGTAATTGACGGTAATTGGCAAGTTGAAGACTATTTTGGTCATATGAATGAGGGTGCTGTC